TTTTTATAAAAATAATATAAATATATATATATATAAGAAATAAAAAAAAGAGTTTAAAGCAAAAATCTAGCACTTTGAACACTTTTTCTTTAATACCAATATAAAACAAAGAAAATAGAGCACTTTTTGGAGCACTGATCTAGCACTGTTAAAAAATGATGGAGCACTATGTTTGATAATCAAAGTAACGATATGGAGGAGAACTAAATATGGAAAATAAAAATATAGACAATGTAAATAATCCAAACCACTATAAACTTGGTTGTGGTATTGAGAGTATAGAAATAATTAAAAGAGTTTTAGGCTTAAGAGGCTTTGTAGCTTTCTGTCTTGGGAATATTCTTAAATATTTAATTAGAGCAGAAAAGAAAAATGGTAAGGAAGATTATAAGAAAGCTGCTAAGTATTTGGAATGGGTGATAGAAAGAGATAGTCGTGATAAATATGCAGTTATACAAATTATTAATATTAATGAATTAGAAAAAGATTTAGGTGTTGAATGGAGTAAAATCATTTCTGAAATAGCAAAAGATTTGAATGTAAAAAATGCTTTTGAATTAGATAGTATTTTCAGAAATATTTTTAGTGAAAATTATGAAATGGCTAGGGATATCTTGGATGATTTCATAAAAGAATATAAGGAGTAAATTATGCAAAAGATAAGGATTACTCACAAAGATGGAGATATGCAAGGAATTACACTTATGTATTTAATAAACAAATACCTAAAAATCAATAGAGAGCTTTGGGATAAAGAGAGTATGGTTTTAAACAGATATTACAAAGCTATACTAACTAGAACTATAAAAGCATCTGACAAGATTGTAGATAAGTTCAAAAAGAATATAAACTACAATGCAGAAAAAGAAATACTAAAAGTTTTAGATGGAGTATTTGCAGAATGTGAACACAAAGAAACTGGCGATAATTTGGAACTTCTTAGAACTATGTTTCTAGTGATAATGATGTTTGGAACTATTAATTTTCACAAAAGAAATATGATTGGAGTAGTTTTAAAGTCTATGATAACAGATGTAGTTAAGACTTTTGAAGATTTTAAAGCTATGTGGCTTAAAGAAGTTGATGACAGTGTAATTAGACTGGAAGAAGATCATGTATGCTAAATTAGGAGAAAAATAATGAATATTAATAAAATAAAAGAAGATAAATATGAAATTGATGAAAGAACTTTAAATTTATTATTGTTTTTAATACTATTAGGTAATATATTTAATCATTAAAGGAGTGGAATTAGTTATGATAGATGAAGCAGAATTATTTGAAAAAATTGAGAGTAAGCAATTTGAAATAGATTATGATAATAATGTTACTAAAAGTATAGAAGAATATTCTAAAGCAAAAGGACAGATAGAAGCTTTAGAGTGGGTCAAAAGATTAATAGCAAAAGAAAGTAATGATGATTTTATACTGGACTACACTATTGAGCTTGGGAAGGAGTGGAATTAAATGAAGACACAAGAGCAAATTTGTCAAAAAATTAAAGAATTAAAAAATGATACAAATTTATTAAAAAATATGATGAAAAATTCTACTGATCCTGAAATAAAATTTGATTGTATTAAAAGTATTTTTAAAATACAAAGAGAGATAAGATTGTTACAATGGGTATTGGAGGGATAAACAATGATTGAGTATTTACAAGAATTAAGAGTGAGAGAGGGGAATCAAGTAAGAATTATAAATAGTCACATATTCAAAGAAAAATATATGACTGAAGATGAGATAGAAGCAAAGAAAATTGAATTTTCTAAGAATATACAAGAAATATATTCTTCAGAAGGCATAAAGTTGGAAATAATTGAAAATTCTATAACAGAGGTGAACTAAGATGGCAACACAGGAACAAAAGATAATTTTTAGAAAGATGGAAGACATCTTGTATAGCTATAATAAATATATAAATAAAATAAAAAAAGACTTAGAATATTTCAATAATCCAGTTCTATTAAAAAGCTACAATATAGAAAAGATTTCTGGAAGTGGTTTTATGGAAGTTAAATCAGATATGGAGAGAATAGAAGAATTGAAGGTAAGAATCTCTAATGATATTAGCAGGCATGAAGAAATATTATTTAGAATTGATAGTGCGTTAGATATGATAAAGGACCACAGAGATTATAATATTATTGGGATGAAATATTTTAATAATATGAGTTATGAAGATATCTCAGAAAAGTTAGGAGTATCACTTAAAACAGTTTATGGAATGAGAAATAGAATTTTAGAAGCTTTGGAAATACATTTTAAGTTACAAAGATTAATAGAATTTTAGGAAAGGTAAAAACAGGGTAAAAATAGGGGTATGGTAAAGTAAAAAATAATGTGGTAATATGGTATCATATGAAAAGTTTAAATGAAAGTTTAAATTTTTTGTTTCTCTCCCCCCAGAAGAGACAAGTTATTGACTTCTTGTAAAAAAGTCTTTTTTATTTTTGAAAAAAAGGTGTATAATATATAATATAATTTTGTTTTCTAGGGGGATGATGAATTATGTCAAATTCAGTTAAACTTTACACTATTGCTTTTGAAAAAGATGAAAAGCCTATAAAAAATTTATCTATTTTAGACTTCTTTAAAAAATTAGAAAAATATTTAGAAACAAGAAACAGAACTAAAACAATTTTTGATAAAGTAATAACATGTTCTAAATTTTATAAAGATGATAATTATAAAGAAAGAATAATTATTTCATTTGGAAAATTAAAGGAAGGAATATCCTTTAAATTTAATGATAATGGCAATTTTGAAGAAATTGATATGGATATTTTTAATGTTAATTCATTTGAATATGATGATTTTGAAAAAATAATTGCTATAACTACAAATGGAGCAGGTCCAGGTATAAAATACATAGAAGCCTATTTAAATTCTTTTTTACAAAGTAATTTTGAATATAATATAAAAATAAGAGCTTTATTCGAAAATAAAGGAATAGAGATATTAAAAAAAGCAAATTTTATAAGACGGGTAGAATTTGTTTTAGATTTAACTCATAAATTTCCTAGTATAAATTATTCAAATAAAACCAATGTTTTTCGTGCACTATTTGAATTAGTTAAAAGTACAAAAGAAGATTTAGAAACAAAAACTTTTATTCTTGCTTTAGGAGTAGGGAATTCAAAAAGAGAAAGCTCATTAGCATTAGATAATGTACTTGAAATGTTAGAAGAAATAGATATAAACCAAAATTTTATTAAAGAAATATATGTGATATATAAAAATGATATGAAAGAAAAAACAGATCTTTCCAAGCTAAAAGAATATAAAATGATGATTGAGCATTATTTTAAGATAAACACTAATTTAATATCTCCAGAGTATTTGAGAGATAATTGGGATAATTTAATACTTGAAAAAAAACTGAAATATTATAAAAGTAAGAATCAATATTTTGAAAAAAGTTTAGAATGTAATAATCAATATTATGATTTAGGGAAGTGATTTTACAAAAATATAGAAGGAGGAAATAATGTTAAAATATATTTGTGAATTTATAAAAAATTCCAAAATAGAAGTTTTTCTTTTTTTAATAGGTTCTGTATTCTTTTTTATAAAAGAGACAAATTTTCTTTTTTTAGATAGTTTTGAAAAAGATAGGTTGATTTCTTTCTTTTCTATAATCGCTGGAATTTATGTTACTGTATTAACATTAATAGGAACAACAATTATTAGTATAACAAAAGAACTTTTAATGAGAGATTTAGATAAGAAAATAATAAATATAATTTCTTTGGGAATAATAGAAACATTGGTAACAATAGTTTTATTAGTAAAAAAAGACAATATTACAATTTTTTATAATTCTTTTTTGATTTTGATGTTAATAATAACTTTTATTTCTTTTATTAAATTTATTATTATACTTATACTTATGTTTAAAGCTAATATGAATGCAATGGTAAAAGAAATTGATGAAAAAGAAAAAAATGAAATAGAAATATTAGCTATTTTAGATAGTATAAATAAAAACTTAGAAAAAATTAAAAAATTAAATGAAAAAAAATAAAAGTAACAATTATAGAATTAAAAATATTAAATCTAAGAGAACTTAAAAGGTTCTCTTTTTTTTATATAGAACTTGGAGGTGAAAAAGATTGACTAAACAAGATTTATTTGTGAAAGAATATTTGAAAGACTTAAATGGTACACAAGCATATATCAGAGCTGGGTATAAAGTAAAAAATGAAAATGTAGCAGCAGTATATGCTAGTAAGTTATTAAGAAAACCTAAGGTTCAAGAAAAAATACAAGTAGCAATGAAAGAAAGAGAAAAAAGAACTGAAATAACACAAGATAAAGTATTGAATGAGATTGCTAATCTAGCTTTTACAGACAGAACTGGAATAGTTAATCTTAATAATAATAGAGTTATAATTAAAAATTTTGATGAGTTAAGTTCTGAACAAAAAGCATGTATATCTGGAGTTAAAGAAACTAAACACGGAATAGAAGTAACATTTTACAATAAAGAAAAAGCATTAGAAATGCTAGGTAGACATTTAGGAATGTTTACTGAAAAGCTAGAAGTTAAAGGAGAACTAAAAACAGAGGATCCATTTAAAGGATTATCCACAGAAGAACTAAAAAAGGTGATATTTGGTGGAGATAAATAAAGAAGCAATAAAAAGAGCAAAAATAGAACTTGCAAGA